AAGAGAATCTTTCAAAACATTGGAAAAACACGACGACGTTGGAACCAGATGAGTATGAGAATTTTTGTTTCCCATGCCACAAAATGCATTATGGGTTTAATACCTGTAATAGAGACGAAGAAACCGGAGGGGCTATGTGTGCTGTACATATTAAACCAGAAAATGTAGCGAGAGCTATTTTGGACAATCTTAAATGAGTACATATTTAGTTTTATGCCAAGATATGGCTAGGGATGTAGGTATTCCCGGCACAGGTCCGTCTAGCGTTACCTCAACAAGTCTCTCAGAAGAGGAGAATTCTGTTGTTAGGTATATAAAAGATGCTGATCAGGATATACAATCTAGGTGGTTTGATTGGGATTTTTTATGGTCAGAGGCTAGTATAACTGCAATTAGCGGAACTTCTACATTAACAAGTTCTAATACTGGATTCCCTACTGACTTAGGTAATTGGAAGTTAGACTCTATTGTTTGGGATAAAACTTCTGAAAGTTATCAGATTCTAGATTACATGGCTTGGAATGAATATAGAGAAATGTATAAATATGGAACAATAGACTCTGATGTTCCAGAGGTTTTTTCTATAAAACCGGATAATAATCTTGATCTATATCCAACACCTAATGCTGCTACTGTAGTGTCTGGTGAGTATTGGGCAACTCCTACTGTTTTGTCAGCCGACAGTGATATCTCTGCGATTCCGCCAAGATTCCATAAGATTATTATAGCTAGAGCAAAGATGTATTATGCTGAAAATGAGGATGCTCCTGAAATAATGGTGGGTTCTTTATCCGAATTTGAGGATTTGTTAGATAAACTAGAAGCGGATCAGCTTCCAAGGCAAAAGAACAGAAGGTTCTCTTCTGCGCAGGATATGTTTAATTTTGTGGTGCGTCCTGAATGAGTAAATTAAGAGACAGGGATATTCGTCCAAGTAGGTTTCAGTCTACTTACTTTCCTTTTGAGGGTGGAGTTAATATGGTTGATCCCTCCCTTTCTCTTGAGCCGGGGGAATTGGTAGCTGCTAATAATTTTGAGATTGATATTCGGGGAAGATATAGAAGGGTTGACGGGTATGAGAGATTTGATGGTCAAACACTACCTTCTGAGATAACATTTTATAGAATTCCTTTTACGACAGGAGTTGCCAGAGACTCTGTATTCGATAGTGCTTATAGTGTTGCATTTCATCTACAGGTTCCATCTGTAGGGGACTTGGTAAAGGGCGAAACAAGCGGGGCTATTGGGTCGATATTAAATGTTAGTCTTGAAGATATAACTGGTGATTCTACTGCTGGTACTTTTCCCACTTCTGATGCAGAGGGGTATGTATATTTTACAGTGGTTAGTGGAACCCTTCAGGATGGAGAGACTTTGTATTTTTTAAATAAAGACAGCGCTTTTGGCAGCGCATTCAATGTGGAGTATAAATAATGGGTAACGCAACACCAACAGCATTAAGGAAAACTAGAGCGGTTTTAACTGGAACCAGTTTTGCTGATAACACGACAGGCGCTATTACTGCCCAAATGGTCAGACAATTTACAGAGTCTGGAATGGGCGGTTTTGCGACTATATATTCACCATCAGGAACACCAGCAAGTCAAGCGGTGGCGTCAGGAGCAACAGCAACAATAGATTGGAATGCTGATTCAGTTGGTGCTAATGGACCTGATGATACTGGAACTGTCTCTTCAACTACAGTAGGGGCAGATGCTGATTTTGCAAACGACAGAATCAGGATATACGATAAAGGATGGTTTATGATTAATTTGGGCATAAGTTTTGCCCAAACCGGAAGTGATACTGTGATATGGACATTTAGAATTGGTCATGATATAGATGGCGCTGGCGTAACTTATCCGGGTTATGATTGCGCGGTTCAAAAAGTTGCTGCAACTTTAGATAACATGGCATCTGCTTCTGGGATAATTGACACTACTGGGCATACCACTTATACAGATGTGGTAGCACAAGTTAAGAATGGTCATGGCAGTAATTCAGAGAATTTTCAAATGCATTATGGTCAGTTATCAGTCTTTAGGGTTGGATAATGGGGCTTTTTGCTACCGCTATTTCCTATGGCCCACCTGTATTAAGAGATATTTATGATGGGTCAACTATTGTCACTGAAGCAAGGACTGCTATAGAAGACCAAAGAGATAAAATTGGTATTGTGCCCGGAGAAGGACCAGTTCGAGGGGTTTGGGTTTTTGGTGCTAATACTTATGCTTTCAGAAACAAAACTGGTGGCGCTAGCGCTGGTATGTATAAATCTACTTCTACAGGATGGTCTGAAGTGGACTTGGGAACTGCATTAAATTTCGATGCTTCAGTCTCATCTGGGGAGCCAGTTCCGGGTGATTCTGGAACCCCCACTACTATAGTAGGGGCTGGTGGTGCCCAAGGAGATTTAATGGGTATCTCTTATCACGGTGATTGGTCCACTGGCGCCAAAGGAGTTATGGTTCTTACTAATATCACTGGCACATTTGTGGATAACGAAGCTCTTAGCATGCCTTTGCTGGCGTTCGACGCTGGCACTTTGGAAATAAGCGAAGGGGATTCTATTGTTGGTGGGACTTCTGGAAAGACCGCCACTGTTACAAGTGTAACTATTTCTACCGGAACCTATGCCGGAAGCGATGCAGCTGGCTTTATTTCAGTAAAAAATAATAGTGGTACTTGGACAGATGGTGAGAAAATACAAATAAATGGTACTAATCATGCTGATGTCAATGGAGCCTCTCAACCTGCCGAAGTTGCTGTGGCCTCTGCAGATGGCACACAATACGCTCAATCCCTTACAGCCGGTGGGCAGTACGAATTTACGAATTATAATTTTCGTGGAGAAACTTCTGGCGCATCCATGTATGGAGTAAATACAGTTGGGAAATCTTTTTCTTGGGATGGAACAACTTTTATTTTTCTTCAGACCGGAATGGATACCGACACTCCAGAACATATCGCAGCCCATCAGAAACATTTGTTCCTTTCTTTTCCTAATGGCTCTATACAGCATTCCAGTATTGTTGCCCCAAATAAATGGAGCGCCCTTACGGGAGCAGCTGAATTAGGAATCGGGGATAATGTGAGCGGATTCTCTAATGAAGTTAATAATGTTATGTCTATCTTCACAAAGAATGAGGCATACATGTTATACGGAACTTCATCTGCTGATTGGGAGTTAAGGAAATTTCACGCGGGCGCTGGAGCAATTCCCTATACCCTTCAGAAGATGGACCAAACATTTTTCTTGGATGACAGGGGAATCACTTCAGTATTTACGGTTCAATATTTTGGAGATTTTCAATCATCTGTAGCTTCAGATAAGATTGATCCATATATTCAGGATAAAAAAGATAATGCGATTGGTTCATTAAGGGTTAGGGGGAAAAATCAATATCGTCTTTATTTTGATGATAAGACTGGTATTGAGTTAACTTTCATAAATAAAAAGAATCAAGGCTTGATGCCGTTTACTATGGATCATCAGGTTAAGTGTTTAGTTTCCGCGGAAGACACTAATGGATTTGAAGTTTTGTATGGGGGTTTTGATGATGGGTATGTTAGGAGAATGGACTCAGGAACCAGTTTTGATGGTGAAACTGTAGATTCTTTTGTGAGGTCAGCTTATTATCATTATGATACTCCCGGTTCTAGGAAAAGGTTTAGAGAGTTGGGATTAGAAATTAATGCCGATACTTCAACAACATTAACTGTAACTCCTGACTATGATTTTGGTGGAACATATACCCCCAATACATCCCCCATCTCCAGTTCTTATAGCGTTTCTGTAACAGCGGATCAATGGACTGAGGCGGATATAAGCAATAGCTCTACTGGTGTTACTGTGGTAGCTTCAGAAAGAGTTAAGATTAATGGAATAGGAACTAACATGGGATTAATTATCAGTAACAGTTCTATATATGATAAGCCGATAACTCTTCAAGGGGCTATCGTAGATTTTACCCCGAGAGGAATTAGGAGATAGGAATGGCAAATTATTCAGAATATGTGCAAAAATATCCAGACTTAATAGCGCATTATAATAAAAATATCGCTGGTAGTGGAAAAACAATAGAGCAATGGGGTAAACAGCATTGGGATGCTCATGGGCATAAGGAGAATCGAAGTATGCCAGCTTCTTCTAGCTCTTCTAGTTCTTCTTCGACAACAGCTGCCCCCAAAACTGCTTCCTCATATGTGGATTTATCTCCTGATTTGGCTGCAGCTTGGGAATTAATAGATGCTTATAATAAAGGAAAGGATGTAAATACATTATTTGCTGATAAGTATCCACATCCTGCAGGACTTACTCCTGCGCAACAAGCGGAATATTGGCAAAAACGTGGAGCCACATCAAAAGAGGCATTTGGTAAAGCCCATGCTGCTGAGGATATGGCACTTAAACTTGGGACATATAAACAGAGCGGGACTGATTATAAAATTGGTAGTGACCCTTGGAAGGAATTATTTACTACAAAAAAGGGCCAATTTGGCACATCGTTAAATTATCCAGATAGCCCACAATCTACAGCGGAAGCGCCTTTGACTCGTTGGGAATTGTTTAATCCTCAATTACCAGCTTCCTCTGACACCACAACCGATACCACAACTGATACTACTACGGATACAACGGATACTACTACTACAACGACGACTGATTGGACTGACCCCACCAGTTCTGTTTATGTTTCTGATGAAGTTCAAACTATGGACATGGCGACTTTAACAGATGAAATGGACTTGTCAAATAAGTTGACGGAAATTATAAATATGGATAGCCCTTTATTTAAAGCTGCAGCAACGAAAGCTCTTCAGGTTATGCAGAAAAGAGGAATCGTAAATAGCTCTCTCGCAAATGAGGCTGTTATGAATGCAATTTTAGATGTGGCAATGCCTATAGCGCAAGCAGAAGTTCAGGCTCTCCAGCAAAATCTTTATTATAATACAGATTGGACTAACCAACAGAAAGCGAATGCTAATAAATATTTCTATGAGAGAATGTTAACAAAGATGAAGAGCGCTCTTGATTTTCAACTTCAAAAGATGGTTCAGTCATTTGGAGCATGGGGTAAATACGGAGATTGGATACAAAATATAATCACTTCACCGGGCGCTGATCAGGACGCTTGGCAGAGAATGCTGGATGCAATGAAAGGTGGGGGAGGTTGGCCCGTATATCCCGGCTAATAAATGATTAGAAAAGCGGAGTTCAAGGATGTCTCCGGGATAATGGAAGTTGCCAAGGATGCGCACGAAAAGTCCCTTTCAAATTCAGTTGCAATAGACCCAAAGACTTTAAGAAATAACCTGCAGGTTTGTATTTTATCTGCCGAGCATTTTGTTTTAGTTGTTGAGTTGGAGGGAGAGATCGAGGGGGTGTTTATTGGAGTTACCCACCAGCTGTGGTATTCCAAAAAGAAACAGGCTACTGATCTCTTCTTTTACGTGACTGAGAAAGGAACCGGGTGGGGCGCTAAGATGATGAGACGATTTATAAGTTGGGCGAAAGAGAGTCCCGGAGTTAAGGAGATTATGTTAGGAATTAGTTCAGGCATAGGCGATACAGAACGTACTAGAAAACTTTACGAAAGAATGGGCGCAGTTAAAATTGGGGACAATTTTATACTGTCACAGGAGTGATATATGGGAAGTATAGTTAAATCAATAGGCAAGGCTATAAAAAAGGTTGGCAAAGGCTTAAAGAAAGTCGTTAAGAAGATTGGCCCAGCCTTAATGGTAGCAGCTGCCGTCTATGCTGGAGTGGCTTTCTATGGTGCTGGCACTATGGCTGGAGGATTAGGGAGTTTATCCACATCTAATTTTTCGGCAGGGCTAACAAAGATAGGACAGGGGATATCAGGTTTCACTTCAGGGCTATTCAATCCTGCTGGATCAGGTACTGGTCTTGGTGCTGCTAGCTCTGTCGGCTCTGCTGGCACAACCGTTGGCAGTCTGACAAATCAACTTTCCGGAATGAGCGGAGTAACTGGATCAGCGCCGGGAAGTCTTGATTCTATTTATAAGGCTAGAAATTTAGTTGCTGGCGCGCAAGGTCTTACTACTTCTGGCGCAAGTAGTAATATGATATCCAAATGGATGGGTCTTAATGTCACAACTGCAGCAGGTGGCGGAATGACTACTGGAGATGCTCTTGCCTATATGACCAAGTGGAATGCGATTCAGACTGGGGCTGGAATGTTAGCCGGGGTTTTTGCTGGAAAAGATGAAGCTAAACAAGCCCAGATGAATAGAGAGCATGAAGAAAAGCTTCTTCAGATGAGGCTTGATGCAGACAAAGCTGCTCAGGAAAAACTGTATGCTTACGGGGCTGCTCAAACTCCGGAACAGAAATCATGGCTGGCTAAGAATCCGGGTTGGTTATCCACTCACCCGTCAACGAGAGCGCCAACGACTCGCGGCTTGATGTCTCAGAGCGCAATGCCTATTCAACAGCAGAGCATTGGAGAGCCTACGTTTGGTAGACAGGCTCCCAAGAATATTTCTTATAGCTCTCCTTCTCGGTCTCCTTTTTCAGGTCCGAAACAGGGTCTTATCGAGAGAGGTACAACCCAAAGTTTTAATCCTAACGCCTTAAGGAGATATTCATAATGGCTGAAAAACCTCAAGCAAGAGGAATGCAAATTCCACCGGGCAGAACAGTTCCAGACGAATCTCCGGGCGCAGTTCTCGGAACCGAGTCTCTTCCTGTTGAGCCGGAAATGGATGACAAGCTTCCTGCGCCTACTGAATCTGAGGAGAAGCAGCTTGACATGCTCGTGGGTGCCCTTAAAGACTTTATATGGGATGAGGGATACGACGCTATAGTAGAAAAAATTCAGGCCGGTCAGGACGATCTTGCAGAAACTATTGGCGTGATTGCTGGACGCATGGTTAGCCGAGAGGTTAAAGCCTCTGACGAGGGTGGTAACCCTTTCTCAAGAGACCTTCTCTATGCTGCTGGTGCTGAGATCGTGAATGAGTTATTCAATCTTGCTGAGAATGCCGGGCTTTACAAAGTTGCAAGCGAGGAACAGAACCAGCAAGTTCAGGGAGAGGCTTTGATTTATGCTGCCCAGAAATACGTGGATGAGGGTGATGACAAAATTGATCCATCTGGTTCTATGAAGTTAGCTGCTAAAGCTGTTCGGGGCGGTTATCCACAAGAAGAAATGGTGGCTAAGATGGGGGTTCCAGTTGAAGAAGAAGTAATTGATGTGGAGGAAGTCTAATGTCTACGAGAGCCGTATTAGAAGCACTTGCTGCAGGGGCTGGAAGACAGTCAGCTATTGGTGGGTTAATGTTTCAGGATGCCCAGAAACGAGAGGCGCAGGGCTATGAGCTAGCTCTCCAGAAAGAGAAATGGCGCAGGTCCGGAGAAACAGCTGCTTTAGACAATGCTAGGAAAGGTTATAAGTCTCTTATGGATAACTCTAGGAGAGATTATGATACCTATGCGAGTGCTATCGTTAGAGCAGAAGCTGGAGGAGTAGACCCGATGTTTCCGGAAGCGGGAACAGCGGAAGGTTTAGAGAGATTAAGGGCTAAAGCAGCAGAGCTTTGGGAGACGTATCAATATGCCTCTAGAAAGTTTGCTGAATATTCCGGGATTGATTGGATACCGACATCCCAACCAACAATAGCTGGTGGCGCCGAAACGGGAACAGGTGAAGACCCATTAGTTGAAGCGTCACTAGATGAACTTGGGCAGAAAGAGCTTGATATAATAAATGATAAGAAAAAATTGGGTTCTGTAATAGACGAAAGAGTGGAGAGTGCTAATAAAATGCTTGTAGCAGAGGGTGTGAAAAAGTTAGAAGCCGAGGGTCAAAATACAGAAAATTACTCGAAAGAACAGCTTCTAGCAAAGTTTGGTATGACCCCTGAGCAAGAAAAAAAGTTTCGTAAGGAAATGATGGCTGGGCTAATACCTCGCGCTGGGAGAGCGTCTCAACGCCAGTCTTTACAGGAGGGCTCATATCCTCAAGCTGAGACTCCTTCGACGTTCCCATCGTTAGAAGGAGGTCGAGCCACTACAGCCTATGGGTCAGTGTTCCCCGGACCTGAGGAAAGCCTTGGTTTTGACGAGCACATTTCCGATTTAATCTGGAAAGGAAATGTTGATGCAGCTGGTGAGCCACTAGGTATTGACGATCCGGACTTTATCAAAAAAGCAGAAGAGAGAGCAAGGAAAGCAGACCAATTAGGTTCCGTGGGTCGAAGGCTGAGAGGCGACGACTTTCAGAAGACGATGCAACAGGGTAAAATTTCTGAGGGTGATTTTGCTCGGGCTTATATGGAAGCGCAGAAAGCTTTAACACAAATAATGGCCCAGACCGGAAGAGTAACACAAAAACAATTTATCGAATTAATCCAACAGAACGAGGTGAAAGGAATAGAATTAAGAGCTTATCAGAAGGCGTTCCAAGATATTATGAAGAGTCGATAAATGGCGTCATTTAATATACCAAAACCGGGTCCCCCACCCGCCATAGGGACTTTCCAAGTTCCCGCATATTCCCCTCCTGATACGGATGTAGATCGTGGACTTGTTCCAGATCAAGGGGATCAAAGCTGGCTAGGAGACCTTGGTTCAGGATTTAAGATAGGTGGCCTCCAAGCTTGGGAGATGGGTAGTCAGCTTGTCCGAGGGATAGGTTCTGGGTTTCTTAGAAAGCTTGGAGCTGAGGATATTGCAGATTCATGGGACTTGTACTCCTTTCAGGAAAGTAGACGGACTGGACGCAGTATAGCGGAACTTGAGAGAGATATTGATATCCCCACAAGGGTGGATGATATTGACAGTGTTGGTGGCGCATTGCAATGGGGTATGTACGCTCTCGCAAAGCAAGCCCCTCAACTTATGACTCAATTCGGTATTGCTGCTGTAAGTGGCATCTTTGGTGGGCCCGGAGCAGCGGTTGGCTCTTTCTTAGGAACCAGTTATCTTCTAGGAGCGGGAGAAGTATATAGTTCAGCTCTCGCTGAATCTGGGGATTTCCATCTCGGCGCCTCCCTTGCAGCTGGTATCCCGATAGCTTTATTAGATGCTGCCCCGTGGTCCAGAGTTCTTCGCAAGATGGGTAGAGGAGCTGACTATGGCAGTTTCCTTTCTCGAAAACTCGCCTCTAGCAGAGGAGGAAAGTTTTTTACCGGGGCGATGGAAACTTCTGTATATGAAGGAACCACAGAAGCTGTTCAAAATCTTATAGAACAATGGACAGTTGAATACGTCCAAGGTAGAAACATTTCTCTAGAAGAAATGATGGCTGATCCTGAATTCAGGGAATCAGCTGCCACAGGAGCCGTTGTCGGTTTTCCGCTAGGCGGTTTCATCAATGCCATGACAGGTGGTCGTGGCACACCTCCCCCCACCCTACCTCCACCGAGTCCTGAAAGAAAGGACTCTACCACGGAGGAAGCTGAGTCCGCTCTTGGCCTCACTACTTACGAATACCCCGGAAAGCCACCTTTCCCGTATACCCCACCCGGAACTAAAACAACACAAGGAACCAGAACTCAGCAAGAAGCCGAGGCCGTTGTTGGCCCTGAGGCAGCTGTTAAAAGAACATTAAGACGATATGAGCCAGTAGGTGCTGCGGGGGAAACTATTGTCACAGATCGGAGGCCCGGTTTTGGAGCGCCCGCTCCCATGCCCGTATGGAGGCAGCGTCAATTAGGATTGCCTATTGCACAGCCCAAGGGGGAGACAAAAGAAGCCCGTAGACGAGTTCCTGAGGGGGCTGCACCAGTAGAGGACGCCCCTCCGACGCAGCTGATGAGGTTGGATGAAGTCTATGAGCAACAGGCAGCTGTAGTAGATAATTTAAATAAACAAGCAGCCAGAGCTGAGTGGGAGGGCCAAGAAGCTGAGGACAGAACCAGAGATCAGTTAGACATAGAAAAGCTCAAGCTAGACCTCATGGCTTTGGAGTCTGCAATTCAGGATCAGGCCGAAGGTGGAGCAGGAGTCTCTCCAGATGGGCAAACTATTGAGCAGATTCAAGAGTCTATAAATCTCGCAGAGCCGAGACAGTCTGTAGTAGAAGGAGAATTCCAACCAGCTAATCCTAGATTGTCGCAGCTATACACCGATGTAAAAGCTGTCTTGGCTAAAGGAGATATTACCGAAGCCGGGGCAGTTATAAGCGCAGTATCTCAGGCCAAGCGTCTCATCGGAATGTATGGTCAGAAGGGCGCTGAGAGAAAGGGAAGGAAACTTGCACGCAAGAAAGTAAAGGCGCAAAAAGAAGAAAAGATAGCAACTGAATCTCGCTTGGATGAAGTGGCTGCTGCCCTTGATGAGCTTGACCTTGAGTCTCCGGGAGCTAAAGCAAGGCTAATGGCTAGGCTTAAAGAATTAGGAATAACAGGAAAAGACCTTGGGGTTGCCAGAGGTTTCGGGGCAACTACTGACGAGATCATTCGGGCTGCGTATGAGTACATAGGAGTCGAGAGAGCAACAGAAGAAGCTATTAAAGCAGATGTCGGTGTTTCTCAGGCAGCAGCTATAGAAGAAGATATTGACCGCGGTCAGGTAGAAGCTCTTGAAGAAGACCTTGCGAGAGAAGGGGCTGAACAAGAGGCCGATGCTCAGGAAGTATTGGAAAAGGCTCGTATAGCTGAAGAGGAAGAAAGGGTTCGTCTAGAAGAAGAAAAGGTATCTAAAGAGTGGGCCGAACAAAAGGCTATGCCTCCTACTGATCAGACAGTGTTTAATCTCTTCCACATCCTAAAAGATTGGGGGCTTCCATTTCTCGAAACGGTTGAGGGCCTACCATCCGGGGAAGGAATGCTTACAGGACAATTCTTCGGGTCTCAGTATTTAACCAATCCTTTTGAGGTTACTCCAGAACCTGCGCCATTGCCGACAGAAAGAACACAGCTATGGCATGACAAGCTTTATCTCGGATCAACAGAAGTCTCCCAAAATAAATATATAAACCAAATTGTAGCCTTTATTAACGGAAAGGCTGGTAAAGGGGTTAAGCCAGCCCCGTGGGGACTCAGGGCTATCAATGAACAGATTCGGAAGGCCAATGAAAAGAGGCAGAAGAATGTACCCGAACTAACTTTAGTAGACCCAAGTAACCCTGACATACTTGAGTGGGACCCTCAGGGGAGAACTTCCAAGCAGCTTATTGATGATCTAAAGAAATACATAAAGGCTGTTGCTCAGGACCCAGCTGAGATAAAAGCTGTTAAGAAAAGTATACATGAAAGGCTTATAAAGAAAGCCGAAGAAGAGGCTGGCAAACCATTAACTGACGCGCAGAAAAAAGACCTCACCCCAATCTATGTTTCGATGAGCGGTCGCTATGTTCTAAAGCCTAAAAAGGTAGAGGTTAAAGAAGGAGACTTTGAGACAGCGGGTTGGGCGCTGGATAAAATAGTCGCTCCTTTCATAACAGAGACTGTAGATTTGCCCTCTGGTTTGACTGTGCCTCGAACTCTTAAGGATCGTCCCATCACGGTACGAAAGACAGCAACACAAGAAACGGGGTTGATGCTAGCTTATGATGAGAAAGATCAGCTTCTAGGTGTTCAAGAGTTTGATTTAAATCTCGGCAAGCTGATTGCTGCTGATCTGGATTATCTCAGAGCCAAGTATGGTGTTGTTCGACGCAGTACCGTTAATACGTGGAACGGGCAAAGTTCGGAACAAGCTAAAGAAATAAAAAAACAAATAATAGATATTTATCTACGATACAACCTTCCAATGAAGGGCTATATTTCTATTGAGTCACAAGGCAGAACTGAAACGGTCCCTATGTCAAATGAGAATATAGGTTACATCACGGATAAAATAGCAGGTGGTGCTAATATATATTATCAGGATGTTCCTGCTCATCAGCTAACCTTTGGCGGAAGCAAGATAGGATTTGGTGCGCCACCAGAATTGTCAAAGGTCTGGGTTGGGCAAAAGGAGAGAGCGTTTAAGGGAAATCTCGCCAATCTTAAGAAAGAACAGAGGGATAAAAAACTTAAGGAGTTTGAAAAGGAAATACCAGAGCCATTAAGAAAGTTCATGAAGCGTGATAAAGAGCTTGGTGGCTATGTTCTCAAGCAGAGGACCACACTAACCGCGCAGGGGCTCGGGATAACAGGAAATGAAAGGGCGTTTGCCGAAGCATTTGAAACATTATCCGTTAAAGAGCAACAGGCTTTTAAAGAAAAATGGGTGCACCAGTCGCCAGATGTAAATATAACCTTGAAATCCAAACAGGAGCTGAGTGGTCGAATAACTGGATACCTGCCGTCTGTCTATGAAATTGATGAGTCTGCCAAACAACTTGAGCTAGATTTTGAACAAACTTTAGGCGAATATCCGGGATGGAATAAGGTTCAAACTGAAGAGATAGAGTTTACAGATCACGAAGGGAAGGCGCATTACTTTAGTAAAGATGATATTGTTATTATGGACAATGCAGCTGCAACTCTACTTGATCCATATAAAACTCCAATGTCTAACTCTGACCTCGTCTCTGGAATTGAGGACAATATTATTCACGGAAGAGAAAGGGATTCTTCTTTCCTTCAGAGGATGAGTGATTCTGAAATAAGGGTTACCGATGGTGTTAATTATTATATCCAGCCACGGACGATAGAGGTTGGTTCTAAAGTTTATGTCAGGAGCCATCTTGACTTGCCTGTTGGCCCCACTCAGGTAGGTGCAACGAAATGGACTCTTGAATCTATGAGGGATATTGCACCAGAGCTAGCGCGGGAGAAAGGGGCTACCTCTCATACCGTCAGGTCAATAGAGGATGGGGTTATAACCTTGGATGGCCTCCCCGGAAAAGGGTTTAAAGCAGTGGAGCTTATCCCCTCTAAATTCCCAGAAAGCCTGCGCGCAGATAGAACGTATCATGGCTTTACTGTTGGTCAAATCTGGGGCATGAAACAAACAGAACTCAAACGGCGCGAAATCATCGAGGGTCCGTTCGCTGATGAGATCACGTGGGATGAGTCAGGGACTTATATCCTTTCTGTTAAAGAAAAGAAAACTA